GGTCAACAATACTTTGGTACTCCTATCCGTAAGTACTACAAAGTTCTAGGGGGATTATGCCTCTGGTTAATTGGATATGGTTATTTCTCGACCTTTATATCATGAAGAGAACTCCTGGAGATATAATTACACATCCTTTATGGATGCTGCCAGTTATGATGATAGGTTTGTTTGCATTCATTGAGGGTCTGCATACTATGGCACATCTCCACGGAGAGATAGATGTTCATGGATTATGTAGAAATAATAAAGAATACATAGAGATGAGAGAACAGGAGGAAGACGATTACGAATGGTAGAATTGTTACAACTACTTGAGGCAGGATTAATGGTTGCAACAGTTACTTTGGCTGCTGCAACTGTTCCTGTATCAATAATGACGGGTACTGATCCTCCTGATATTACTCCTTTGGTGGAGGTTATAGAGGATTCAGACCTATATAATACACAACAAAAGACACCTTAGCGGTGTCTTTTTATTTGGGAGAATATGATGAATGTTTATTTGAATTTAAAACCAAACACACATGATGGTGATAGTGATCTATTGACAGTTGAGGTTCCCTCATCTTATACTGATGAACTATTACGATATGTAAGACCTCTTGCAGAAGAGAAGAATGTCGCTGAGGCACGTATACTCAAGGACATTATTAAACAATCTATTAATGAAATTGAGAGGAGATCCTATGAGCGTAAGAATCGTAAGAATGCGAAACGGTGAGGATGTCATCGCCGATCTCTATGAGGTTACTACTAAAGAGGAACCTGATAAACCAGTAGCATTCCAGTTACATGACCCATATAACATATATGTCACTGAAACTGAATTAGATGGTAATGATATTACCAAGGTTAGTGATCCTGAGATTAGTTTTCTACCCTATGCACCCTTATCAAAATTCAACAAGATCATGTTGAGAATGGATGAGGTTGTAACTGCCTATGAAACCTATGATTCAATCATTGCAAAGTACAACGAACTAATTGGAGCAACAAATGGAAGAGAACTTGGTACAGACTCCACAGGAGTCACCGATGGAGCCAATGGAGGATCAAATGCTCCAACAACAGGTGAAAGTAATCCTGTTGAAACAGAGACCAGAGTACCTGATAGGGAAGGTGACGGAGCTGGATGAAGAACCTAGTATTCTAGTAGAGAACTGTTTTGAAGTGAGGGGTACTGGTGAACTAGTTGCATTTCCATCATTTACAGAGCAACGTGACATGTTCTTGACTTCTGACGTAATTATGAGTATACTAGACCCATCACCCGAGCTAGTAAAACTCTATAGTTCTAAATGAGTCAGTTTTATACGAACATCCAGTTAGCAGGGGATACAATTCTGTATAGAGGGTATGAGGATGGACAACCAGTCCAATTTCGTACCCAGTTCTCTCCTACATTGTATGTTTTATCTAATAAGGATGAGAAGTTTAAGACACTTGATGGTAGACCTGTTAAACCGTTGAAGTTTCAGACTGCTAGAGAAGCAAGAGAATTTATTAAACAGTATGATGGTGTAGAAGGGTTTGAAGTTCATGGATATGAACGTTTTGTATATCAATACATGCGTCGTGAGTTTCCTGGTGATGTAGAATATAATATTAATCAGATGAAGATCTATGCATTGGACATTGAGGTTCAGTGTGAGAATGGATTTCCTAATGTAGAAGAAGCTGCAGAACAAATGCTATCAATCACCATTAAAGATATGGTGACAAAGAAATTTTATGTCTGGGCAGTAAGGGAATTTGAGACAGAGCATGAGCATTATGTCTTTGACGATGAAAGAAAGATGCTTGCTCATTTCATAGAGTGGTGGGCACAGAATACACCAGATATTCTTACAGGATGGAACGTCAATTTGTATGACGTACCTTACATTGCCCGTCGTGTAAATAGAGTACTTGGTGAGAAGTGGATGCGTTCACTATCACCTTGGAATCGTGCTAATGAGAGAGAAGTATATGTCCAAGGACGTAAGAATTATGCTTATGACATTAGTGGGATCAATATTCTTGACTATCTCGATCTTTATCGTAAGTTTACTTATACTAACCAGGAATCATATAGACTTGATCATATCGCCTTTGTGGAATTAGGGCAGCGTAAGTTAGATCACAGTGAGTATGAGAACTTTAAAGACTTCTATACAAGAGATTGGCAGAAGTTTATTGAGTACAACATCCAAGACGTTGAGTTGATCGATAGACTGGAAGACAAGATGAAGTTGCTAGAACTAGCAATCACTATGTCTTATGATGCTAAAGCAAACTTTGAAGATGTGTATAGTCAGGTACGCATGTGGGACACGATGATATATAACTATCTTACTGATAGGAATATTGTTGTCCCCGCTAAAAAAGGAGCAAAGAAAGATGAAAAATATGCAGGAGCATATGTCAAAGAACCGATTCCTGGTGCGTATGATTGGGTTGTCAGTTTCGACCTTAACAGTCTGTACCCTCATCTCATCATGCAGTACAACATCAGTCCCGAAACCCTCGTCGGAAGAAGGCATCCCAACGCCACAGTTGAAGGATTGCTTAATAGAACAGTCGGGATCACTGGAAATTATTCAGTGTGTGCCAATGGAGCACAATACCGCAAAGACATAAGGGGGTTCTTACCTCAAATGATGGAGCAAATTTATGAAGAGCGTACGATATATAAAAAGAAAATGCTCGCTGCCAAGCGGATGTTTGAAGTGGACCCAAGTCCCAAACTACAAAGAGATATTAGTAAATTCAATAACATCCAAATGGCTCGAAAAATACAACTCAACTCGGCTTATGGTGCCATTGGAAATCAGTACTTTAGATACTATAACCTATCTAACGCTGAGGCAATTACTCTTAGTGGGCAGGTATCGATACGGTGGATTGAGGGTAAAATGAATGAGTATCTTAATAAGATTTTAAAAACTGAGGATGAAGACTATGTTATTGCTAGTGACACTGATAGTATTTACTTGCATTTGGGGCCTTTGGTTGAAAGTGTATACAAGGGGAGAGAGAAAACTGATGAAAGCGTTGTCACGTTCCTTAATAAGATCTGTGATATGGAACTTGAGAAGTATATTGAGAGTTCTTACCAAGAATTGGCCGACTACGTTTCAGCCTATGATCAAAAAATGATAATGAAGAGGGAGAACATTGCCAACAAAGGTATATGGACTGCCAAGAAGAGATACATCCTTAATGTATGGGACAGTGAGGGTGTTAGATATGAGAAACCTAAACTAAAGATAATGGGTCTGGAAGCAGTCAAGTCCTCAACTCCTAGTGCATGTAGAGATAAGATTAGGGAGTGTTTAAAGGTTATTATGAATGAGGATGAGGAATCTGCACAGAAATTTATTAAGGAATTTAAAGATCACTTCGCAGAGTTACCAGTCGAGGATATATCATTTCCGAGAGGTTGCAACGGGATAAATAAGTGGGCGAATCCATCGTCAATCTATAGCAAAGGCACTCCTATCCATGTTAGGGGTGCTCTACTCTACAACTACTACAATAAGAAGAATAAACTTACTCATAAGTATCCTCTTATACAGGACGGTGAGAAGATTAAGTTTGTGTATCTTAAGACACCAAACAAAATGGGAGAGAATGTGATTTCATATTTTCAAACTCTTCCGACTGAGTTTGGGCTTGACAAACATGTGGACTATGACTTACAATTCTCTAAGAGCTTCTTAGAACCTATTAAAGTCATACTGGATAAGATTGGATGGAAAGCAGAAAAAGTTGCTAGCTTGGAGTTTTTATTTGGATGACCACTTACATAGTCGAATACAAGAAAGCCTTTGGTGCTGGAGAGCACCCTCAAGAAAAGGAATTCTTCGATAAAATGGAAGCAACATGGTTTGAACGTGCCATGAAGCGATCTAATTACATTACTAAATTGATAGAAAGAACACCATGAGTTTCTTAAAAGACATCGCAAAGGAGATTGATAATGAATATGCTACACTGGTCAGTGATGGAGTGGCAGCTGGTGATACAGACAGTTACATTGACACTGGTAGCTATATTTTTAATGCTCTTGTTTCTGGGTCAATCTATGGAGGCATCCCAGGAAACAAAATCACTGCTCTCGCTGGAGAGTCAAGTACTGGTAAGACTTATTTTTGTCTTGGCATCGTGCAGCATTTCCTTGAGTCTGATCCAGATAGCGGTGTCATTTATTTCGAGTCCGAATCCGCAATTTCCAAACCTTTAATTGAGAGTAGGGGAATAGATTCTTCACGTATGATGATCGTTCCTATTACTACAGTGCAAGAGTTTAGGACACAATCAATAAGAATTTTAGATAAATATCTTCAGCAGGACAATCGTAAACCATTGATGTTTGTTCTGGACTCTCTTGGTATGCTATCTACCACCAAAGAGGTAGAAGATGCTGAGGCAGGTAAAGAGACACGTGACATGACTCGTGCTCAAATAGTTAAGTCAATATTTAGAGTCCT